TTGTGCGCAAGCTCGCTGGTTTTAACGTGCGGACCAAATCGGAGCGCGGCGACAAGATTGCACGCTTCGGTCCGATCAGCGCGCAATTCCAGGCGCACAACGTGCGCGTGCTACGCGGTGCATGGAATGACGATTATTTCACGGCGTTGGAAGCGTTTCCGGCAGCGACAGCGCATGACGACGATGTCGATGCAAGCAGCGGCGCGTATGACATGTTTATGGATAACCAGAGCGGGATATTGGATTATTACCGGCAACAAATCGAATCTTCAAAAACGAATCTCTAAAAATTAATTGGAGCATTAAATGACAAACAAATATCGGCTATTTCCCCCTGCCACCGGCAATGGCGGCAACACCATCATCGGCGGCGTCGCCTATGTCGCGGCAATCGGCACCGCCTTGGACGTGCCAAGTTTGGCAGTCGCCAATCAATTGATGGCGAACGGCTGGACTTGCGTGGCAATGCACGGCGCGGACACGACGGCCAACCGTCCGATCAATCCGCAACGCGGTGTGCCGTTCTTCGATACCACCTTGGGTCTCACCATCGTGCATGAAGGCGCGAACTGGCGCAATGCGGCTAACAATCAAATCGTTTAAGCGACGCTATGAATAAACCAGTGAAGCAGCCACTCGACGCCAGCTTGATTGCACGCGTCGGCGGTGCGTGGAATGCATTGCGCGGCAGGCGTGCGGCGATTGAGCCGATACATGTACCGCAAATCGATGACGGCGATGCATTCTTCGGACCGCAGAATCCGGTTCAACCTATCATCTCCGCGCAGCAACAATCGTCGGTGGTCGGCCGCCAATTCGACTTCGCACCCGGCTACAACTTGCGCCAACGACCCCGTGCAGAAGAGGCGGTATCGTTTCATCAAATGCGTGCATTGGCGGACAATTGCGACGTCTTGCGGCTGGTGATCGAAACGCGGAAAGATCAAATTGCAAAGATGCAATTTGCGGTGCGGCCGATCGATAACGATAAAGAACCGGATGCACGCTGTGCCGAAGTTCAATCTTTCTTGAAATCGCCCGATGGCGAAAGTACCTGGCACACCTGGTTGCGAGCGGTGCTGGAAGAAGTATTCGTAACCGACGCAGTATCGATCTATCCGTGGTTGAACAATGACGGCTCGCCCTATCGGTTCGAATTGGTTGACGGCGCCACCATCAAACGCGTGCTGAATGTGCGTGGGCGCACGCCGGACTTGCCGCAGCCTGCGTATCAACAGGTATTGAAAGGCGTGCCTGCGGTGGATTACACGCGCGACGAATTGATCTATATGCCGCGCAATCGGCGCGTCAATAAGGTGTATGGCTTTAGCCCGGTCGAGCAGATTGTGCAAACCGTGAATATTGCGATCCGTCGTTCGCTGTATCAATTGCAATATTACACCGAAGGCTCAACCCCGGACTTGTTGTTTGCCTGCCCGCCGGATTGGCAAATGTCGCAAATCAAGGAATTCAGCGACTATTGGCAATCGCAACTTTCCGGCCACACCGGCGAGCGGCGAAAAGTTCAAATGATCCCGCATGGTATTGCGCCGATCAACACCAAAGAGCAAATCCTGAAGGACGATTACGACGAATGGCTGGCACGCATCATCTGCTATGCATTCAGCGTGCCGCCGACTGCGTTTTCCAAGGGAGTCAATCGAGCCACCGCACAAACGGCACAGGAATCGTCGCTGCAAGAAGGTTTGCAACCATTGATGCTATGGATCAAATCCTTGATGGACAAGATCATCCAACAATATTTCGGTTATGCCGATCTGGAATACGTATGGGCCGATGAGCGCGCAGTGGCACCACTCGATCAAAACACGATAGACGACACCAACGTCAAGAACGGCACTGCGACCATCAACGAAATACGCGCCAGCCGGGGCGATGCACCGATAGAAGGCGGCGACGTGGCGATGTGCTGGACGGCGAGCGGGTATGTGCCGATTGTGCCTATAGCGCCGCATCAATCAAATTCCACAACGGAGGGAAATGCAGCATGAAACAATATTTGGAAATCACCAAAGTCGATGCAGAACAACGCATGGTCTATGGTTATGCATCGACCGATGCAATCGACAGTCAAGGCGAGATCGTCTCCAAGGCCGCAATAGAAGGCGCTTGGGATGACTATATGAAATTCGCCAATATTCGCGAGATGCACGGCAATAGCGCAGCGGGCATCGTCAAGGAACATGCGTTCGACGACAAAGGAGTCTTCATCGGCGCCAAGATCGTCGACGATCAAGCCTGGGCCAAGGTGGTGGAGGGCGTCTACAAGGGTTTTTCCATCGGCGGAAAAAAATTGAAGGACGGCTTCGATGCAGTCACGAAAACCATCACCAAGATGAAGTTGACGGAAATCAGCCTGGTCGATCGGCCCGCCAATCCTGAAGCCTTGATCCATGTGTTTAAGTTTGACGGCGACGTCGATGGCGATGATGCTGATAGCGTATTGACCAAGATGCTGGCGTCGCCGGAATTTCATGCAGCATTGGCGGGCGCGGTTGCGAAGGTGACGCAAGTACAAGGTAGCGTGCCAGATCAGCAAAGCGACATCGAAAAGATGGTCGATGAGCTGAACAGCTTGCGCAAATCCTACGCAGATATTTCCGCAGAATATGCAGCGCTGCAAAAGCGATTCGACAAGACGCCGGCGGACCCCAAAGCGCTCGGCAATTTGCGTGTGATCGAGAAATTGCAGGACGCCGATCCATTGCTGTCAGGTGTGCAGGAAATTGCGCCTATCTTCAAGAATGACGGCAGCATCGACCAAGCTGCCACCGACATCAAACGAGTTTTTGCGGGCGGAGGCCGTGCGTTGGGGGCGAAGTCTTTATAAACGGTTCATCCGATTTTCTTGTGGGTCAGAATTAGAGTATGTAATAGCACGAGTTCGGTAAATATACCTCCGTCATTCCCGCGAAGGCGGGAATCCAGTGGCGCACAGCGCCTCATGGTGCTCGCTTGCAAACATATAGATCGCAGATTGTTCCATTTCACACGCTTGTGTAAATAAGATTAAGGTTGGCTTGCATACGTTCAAGGCACTGACGTGCCACTGGATTCCCCTGCATCCCTATAGGGAGGGAGTACCCGCTTGCAAGCGGGTACCGTTACGCTGGCAGGCAGCAAGCTGTCTGAATTCCCAGCTTCACCGCCTACGCGGGAATGACGAAGGGTTATGTTAAGTCTTCGGCTCTTTTCGATCCACACGACACCCTGATGAACCTTATAAACAAACGGACTATGCGACTCGCTGCATTTCCGAATTTTTCCACATCTTTTCATAATTTTCAGGAGCTTCAATGAATCCCACCAATGATACCTTAGCATTGATGAAAGCCGCCTTGGGCGGTGACGACACCATTTCCAAAACCATTACCACCGCCAACGGCCTGGTCGCTTACGATTTGCAAGCGCCTGCCAAGAATCTGTATCCGGTCTATACGCCGCTACGCAACAAAATTCCGCGTGTGCCTAGTGGCGTTGGCGTTGCTACCAACTGGCGCACAGTCAGTTCCATCGTCGGCTCCGGCTTCGATAATCAGGCCTGGATCCCGGAAGGTCAACGTTCCGGGCGCATGTCGTATAACACGGTACCCAAGGCCGCCAACTACGTGACCATCGGCGAAGAAGACAGCGTGACCTTTGAAGCGGTCAATGCAGGAAAAACCTTTGAAGACGTACGTGCCACCATGGCTTCGCGTTTGCTGCAAAAGTTGATGTTGAAGGAAGAGAACGCGATTTTAGGCGGTAACGCTTCCTTGCAATTGGGTACACCCGCAACGCCGACCTTGTCTGCGCAAGCCTTGGCTGGCGCGACCTTGCCTGCATTGACTTATTCGGTGATTGCAGTCGCATTGACGCAAGAGGGTTTTTACAATAGTTCGGTCAGCGGTGGCGTTGCCTTGGCAAAGACCGTTACCGGCGCTGACGGCGGCAGCTATACGATCAAGGGCGGTTCGTCCAACAAGTCCGCCAATGCGACGCAAGTCGTCACGCTCGGTCAGTCGTTGACGGCAACCGCCACTACCATCCAGGGTGCAATTGCATGGGCTTGGTTTGTCGGCCCGGTCGGCTCTGAAACGCTGCAGGCGATCACCACCACCAATCAGTTGATTTTATCGACTCCGCTCGCTGCAGGCATGCAAGCGGCGACGGCAATTACTACCGACAACAGCGCCAACCCCGGCCTGGCTTACGACGGTTTGCTGACCGCCGCCTTGAATCCCGCCAATCAAGCGTATGTGAAGACCATGGCAACCGGTAACGCGGGCTTGACTTCCAGTGGCCGCGGCTCGGTGGTCGAGATCGATACGATGTTGAAATCGATGTGGGACAACTACCAATTGACGGCCACGGTGATGTATGTGAATTCACAAGAAATGTTAAACATCACCAACAAAGTGATGTCGTCGGCCAGCGGCACGATTTTGCGCTACAACAACGCCGGTAACGATCCGTATGCGATTGTCGCCGGTGGGCAAGTGTCGTCTTACTTCAATCCATTCATGCCGGACGGCGGCGCGATCATCCCGGTCAAGATTCACCCGAAGGTACCGCCTGGCACAGTGATCGTGTGGGCCGAAGAGCTGCCGATGTATTACCAAAACAATGAAGTGTCGAACGTGGCCGAGGTCAAGTTGCGCGCTGATTACTATTCGCTCGACTGGCCGGTGCGTACGCGTCAATACGAAACGGGCGTGTATGCGGAAGGGGTGTTGGCGATTTATGCGACCTTTGCGTTGGGTGTGATTACCAATATTACCAACGCTTAAAAGAAGTCGTAGGGTGAGCACGATGTTGTGCCCACGCGGCGCGTAATTTAAATCCGCGTGGGCAGAAATCTGCCCACCCTACCAAATCAAATTTCTCCGGATACATAATGACCACACCCATTACCACGCTAGCCAACATCAAGAGCTACGCCGGCGATTTGACGTCGAATACCGATGCGCCCTTGAGTTTGATCATGGGTTATGCGTTGCCGGCCTTGAACGGTTTTTGCAATCGAACGCTGACCAGCACCACCGTCACGGAATATCGCAACGGCAATAACTCGCAGCAAATGGTGATGACGCAATATCCAATCACCAGCGTCGCCAGCGTCGTTATCGACGGCGTTCCTATTCCGGCATCGACACCGGCGTCAGTCAATGGCCCCGCGACTGCAGGCTACTCATTCGTGCCCGGTGGACGGATGGTGTTATTGACCGGCTACGTATTCACACGCGGCTCGCGCAATGTGCAAATCACCCTGACTGGCGGTTACGGCGATGGATCGGGCGCCGGTGGCGCCGACTTGCAACCCTGGCCGCAAGATCTGGTGATGGCCTATACCTTGTATTGCGTGGTCAGATTGAAAGAAAGACCGCGTTTGGGTATTGGCAGTCAAACGATGGCAGGGCAGAGCGTGACCTATGCCGATGGACCTAGCGGCACCTCTAGCGGGTCTATGGGCATGCCAGCAGCGGCCGCTTTGATCTTGAAAAATTACACCAATAACGTGCCGGAAAGCGGCTTATGAGCATCACTGTAAAATTATCCGGTGCAACTAAGACGCGTACTGCGCTACAGGCGCGTGCGGCTGCGATGCTGAAAAGTGTGCAACGCACGGTGCAAAACGAAGCAGAACATCTGGTTGCTTATGTCATCAACGATAAGCTGTCTGATCAAGTATTAAAAATGCGAAGTGATCGTTTGCAGCGTTCGATTTCGGCTATCACCGACAACAACGGCAATATCTTTGGCGCGACCATAGGCAGCAATCTCGCCTATGCGCGCGCCTTGGAGTACGGTTTTCAAGGCACGGTAGAAGTGCCGGAATGTGAGCGCATGCAAACCATGGCCTTCGGTCGTCAAATGGCTGATCCGCACATGGTGGCGGTGCGCTCGCATCCGATGAACATGAACCTGGCAGCACATCCGTTTATGGGCCCGGCATTGCAAGAGAATTCGGGCCGTATCGTCGCCGGCTTGCGATCCGCATTGATGGATGCTTTGCAATGATAACGATATTGTCGCGTGAGCAGGTATTCACTGCGCTGTTTTCTCACCTGCAAGCGAATGCCGCGCTGGCGGCAGGTTTTAAAACCTTCAGCCGCAAACTTACGCATATGAGCAAGGTCACGGCGGAAGACTGCCCAGCTTTGTTCATGGAACATAGCGGTGAAATGACGGCAGTGATTACGCGTCAACCGTCGAAGTGGGTGCTGGAATTGAATCTGTGGATTTATACCAAGACAGAAAACCAGGCGGTTGGGCCGATCTTGAATCCATTATTGGATCTGGTCGAGAAGGCATTGGCACCGCCGGTTAATGGCGAATATGTGCAGACGCTGGGCGGTCTGGTTGCGCATTGTTGGATCGAGGGGCAAACGCAGATATTTGAAGGTAATCTCGGCGATGAGGCAATTGCGATTATTCCAGTAAAGATATTGGTGACCTAGATGGAGGTAAACATGAAATTGAAATGCCCAAAAGGCGTAACAAGCATCAACGTCGGCGGAGTCGAATACGCCGCCGATAAAGGCGCGGTTACGATCACGGACCAGCAACACATCGAAGCGGCGATGAAAAACGGTTTTACAATCGATCAAGCGGCAATGTCAACTTCGCAGACGATCACAGAGTCGGATTCAAAACCAACTTAATCACAATCATTATCATCAATCATCAGACGCCTGCGGGCGTCTTTTTTTTATTCAATTATCAAGGAAAATAATCATGGCTCAATATGCTTTCGGCGGCGGCGTGTTGTGGGGCACACCTACACAAGACGCGTTCGGTAATGCAATCGTCAACCCGACTCCGGTGCAATTCGGCACCCTGCAAGATGTATCGCTCGACTTGAG